TCAAACAGATTATTCTTTATATTCTGGGAAGCTTGCAAAGCAGATGTACGTTGTTACGGAATGTGCTATCTTAAGAACAGACGGTCAGGGTTTTCTTTCATGGCCTCAGGCGAAACGGTTAATCAAGCTACAATATCCACGGACTCCAGATTCGGAATTTTATCAAAGTCTGGTCCAGATGCGAAAAAAATGTTTACTGATAAAGTTGTACCCATCTCAGTTAATTATCCCTTCTTCTTCAAACCAATCCAAGACGGTATGGACAGGCCGAAGACCGAGCTCGCGTACAGGGTACCCGCGTCCAAATTTACGAGAAAAAAGCTTGACACCAATGAGAAGCTACAGGAGATCACCGGTCTCGATACCACGATCGACTGGAAGAACACCGGGGACAACTCGTACGACGGTGAAAAATTAAAACTATTAGTCCACGATGAAAGCGGAAAGTGGGAAAAACCAACGAATATATTAAATAACTGGAGAGTAACTAAAACCTGTTTAAGATTAGGTTCTAGAATTATAGGTAAATGCATGATGGGTTCAACATCAAACGCATTAGATAAAGGTGGAGCTAACTACAAAAAACTATATTATGATTCCAACGTTGAAAAAAGAAACGCCAATGGGCAGACTCGCTCAGGATTATATTCTTTGTTCATACCTATGGAATGGAACTACGAAGGATACATTGATTCTTATGGATTTCCTGTATTCAACACGCCAAAAAATCCAATTGAAGGACCTAACGGACAATTAATAGACTTAGGTGTTATTGATTATTGGCAAAATGAAGTTGATGGCTTAAAAGAAGATCAAGACGGTTTAAATGAATTTTATCGCCAGTTTCCGAAAACAGAAGAACATGCGTTTAGAGACGAAGCAAAACAATCTCTATTTAACTTAACTAAGATATACGAACAAATAGATTATAACGCTGATTTAAAAAATACAGCTGTTGTTACTACTGGAAGTTTTCAATGGGAAAATGCTGTACCTGATTCAAGAGTTATATTTATACCTAATAAAGATGGTAGATTTAAGGTTTCCTGGGTGCCGCCTATTGAATTACAAAATAGAATGGTGATTAAAAACGGTAAAAAGTATCCTGGTAACGAGCATTGCGGCGCTTTTGGGTGTGATAGCTACGATATATCCGGTACTGTAGATGGTAGAGGCTCTAATGGCTCTTTACATGGACTAACTAAATTTAGCATGGAAAACGTTCCGCCAAATCATTTCTTTTTAGAATATATAGCTAGACCACAAACTGCTGAGATATTTTTTGAAGATGTATTAATGGCTTGCGTATTTTACGGAATGCCTTTATTAGCGGAAAATAATAAACCTAGATTGCTTTATCATTTTAAAAGAAGAGGCTATAGAGGCTATTCTATGAATAGGCCTGATAAACTAAAGCTGTCAGTAACAGAAAGAGAAATAGGTGGTATACCTAACTCAAGCGAGGATATAAAACAAGCTCACGCAGCAGCTATAGAAACTTATATAAATACTAGTTTAGGATTACTTGAGACTGGCTATGGAACTATGTACTTTCAAAGAACATTAGAGGATTGGGCTAGATTTAATATTAACAATAGAACAAAGCATGATGCGTCCATAAGCTCTGGATTAGCATTAATGGCTTGCAATAAAAATAGATATATACCTAGAAGTAAAATTGAATACAAACCAATTGATTTAGGTATTAAACGATACGACAATAAAGGCGGTATGTCTAAAATAATAAGATAAATGAGAATACAGACTAACACTAACAGTTCATTTCCAAGCCAAGTAGTAAGCGAAGCAGAGAAATCTAGCTTAGATTACGGTATACAGGTAGGAAGGGCTATTGAGGGGGAATGGTTTCAGGAAGGCAGAGCTGGCAATAGGTATGTTCAATCTTATGCTACTTTTCACAGGCTAAGACTATATGCTAGAGGAGAACAAAGTGTTCAAAAATATAAAGATGAATTATCAATAAACGGTGATTTGTCTTATCTTAATTTAGATTGGAAGCCGGTTGCAGTTATCTCTAAATTTGTAGATATAGTTGTTAACGGAATGGCTAACAAGTCATACGATATTACTACGTTCGCTCAAGACCCTTTTTCTGTAAAAAGCAGAACAGATTATGCTGCTGCTATCGAGCAAGATATGAATACAAAACCAATGCTTGAAAACATTAAACAAGAATTGGGAATGGATATGGCTCGCACGGGAAATTTAGAAGATTTACCAGAAAGTAAAGAAGAGTTGGATATTCATATGCAAATGACTTACAAACAAAATGTTGAAATAGCTGAAGAAGAAGTTATTAACAATGTTTTATCTTTTAATAAGTACGATCAAACCAAAGCAAGAATAGCTTACGACTTAGCGGTATTAGGTATTGGAGCTAGTAAAACAAGATTTGATAAATCCGAGGGTATTAAAGTCGACTATGTTGATCCAGCTCGTATTGTTTATTCATACACCGAAGATCCAAACTTTGAGGACATATATTATGTCGGTGAAGTAAAAGCTATTAGTATTCCTGAATTAAAAAAACAATTTCCAAACATACCAGACGAAGAGCTTCAAAGAATACAAAATATGCCAGGTAACTCTCAATACGTTACTGGATGGGCTAATTATGATAAAAACACCGTACAGGTAATGTATTTTGAATACAAAACCTATATTGATCAAGTATGGAAAATAAAGAAAACAGACCAAGGCTTAGAAAAAACATTAGAGAAAGCAGATACATTTAATCCTCCAGAAAACGATAACTTTGATAGAGTATCTAGATCCATAGAGGTTTTATATACTGGTGCTAAAGTTTTAGGTAATAACTACATGTTGGAGTGGAAAATGGCTGAAAACATGACTAGGCCAACTGCAGATACAACCAAGGTAGAAATGAACTATTGTATATCAGCTCCTAGAATGTATAAGGGACGTATAGAATCTTTGGTAAGTAAAATTACTGGCTTTGCTGATATGATTCAAATAACGCATCTTAAGCTGCAACAAGTAATGTCTAGAATAGTACCAGACGGTGTATTCTTAGATATGGACGGATTAGCAGAAGTTGATTTAGGTAATGGAACCAATTACAATCCAGCAGAAGCATTAAACATGTATTTTCAAACTGGTTCGATTGTAGGTAGATCGCTTACGCAAGACGGGGAATTGAATAGAGGTAAAGTGCCTATTCAAGAATTATCATCATCATCAGGTCAAGCTAAAATACAAAGTTTAATTGGTACATATCAATATTATTTACAAATGATACGTGATGTAACTGGATTAAACGAAGCAAGAGACGGTAGCGCTGCGGATAAAGATGCATTACTAGGAGTACAAAAAATGGCAGCTAACGCCTCTAACACAGCCACAAAGCATTTGCTAGAATCTTTATTGTACATAACTGTTAGAACTTGCGAAAATATAAGTTTAAAGGTAGCTGATTTAATCCAAAACCCTTTAACAGAAAATTCTTTAATTAATTCAATAAGTACTTTCAATGTTGAAACCTTAGAAGAGTTGATGAATTTACAGCTGCATGACTTTGGAATCTACATACAGTTAGAACCTGAAGAGCAAGAAAAAGCTTTGCTAGAACAAAATATTCAAATAGCTTTACAAACAGGAGCTATTGCTTTATCAGATGCTATAGACATTCGAGAGATTAAAAATATTAAACTAGCTAACCAATTTATAAAGCTAAGACAAACGCAAAAAATTAAAAGGGAGCAAGAACAAACACAGCAGAATATTCAAGCACAAGCTCAAGCTAATGCTGAGGCTGCAGAAAAAGCTGCTATGGCTGAAGTGCAAAAACAACAAGCATTAACTCAGGAAAAAGTAAGTATCGAGCAAGCTAAATCGCAATTTGAAATACAAAGAATGCAAACAGAAGCTCAAATAAAAAGAGAGCTAATGGCTGAAGAGTTTCAATACAATATACAACTAGCTCAAGCGCAGATGAGTGCAACCAAAGCAAAAGAACAGGAAATTGAAGATCGCAAGGATAAAAGAATAAAATTGCAGGGAACTCAACAATCTGAATTAATAAATCAAAGGCAAACAGAAGGTATGCCTAAAAACTTTGAATCATCTGGAAATGATGTATTAGGTGGTTTTGGTTTAGAGGAATTTGGTCCAAGCTAATATTACAAACAATTATTTAATTATATTATATTATGTCAGAAATTAATACAAATGAACCTGTAAAACAGGAAGGCAACTTTAGCCTTAAAGGTAAATCTAAGAAACCTAAGCAGCTATCAAAGCAAAGCGATGAGATAACTAAGGTTAGCATTAAAGAACCTTTAATAGACTTACAGCCGGATGTAACAAAAGTTGTTATATCTAAAGATGAATTAAAACAAGAAGCAGATGCCATTCAAGAGCAAAGCACAGAGGAAAGCGTGCTACACACAGAACAACCCAAAGTGGGATTGCAAGAAGTGGGACAGGGAGACTCAGAGCCCGTTGGAGATGTTAAAGAAAATTTGCCGCTGCAAGAAATAACTGAAGAAGTAAAACAAGTAGTTCAGGAGGCAAAAGAAGCTGTAAGAGACGAGAAGATTTTAGGTAAACCTTTGCCGGAAAACATTGAAAAGCTTGTTAATTTTATGGAGGATACTGGTGGAACTGTTGAAGACTATGTCAGACTAAATGCAGATTATTCCTCTATTGATGATAAAACACTATTAAAAGAATACTATAAAAAAACAAAACCTTATTTAGAATCGGATGACGTTAGTTTACTATTAGAAGACTACGATTACGATGAAGACTTAGATGAGGAAAGAGATATACGCAAGAAAAAAATTGCGTTTAAAGAAGAAGTTGCAAAAGCTAAAAACTTTTTGGAAGAAACCAAGAGTAAATATTACGACGAAATCAAGTTGAGACCCGGCGTAACTCAGGAACAACAAAAAGCTATGGATTTTTTCAACCGTTACAATGAAGATCAAGAAACAGCTAACAGGCAGCATGAGGATTTTAAATCTCAAACTGATGACTATTTCAATAACGAATTCAAAGGTTTTGAATTTGATGTTAGTGGAAAAAAGTTTAGGTACGGAGTACAGAATCCAAGTAAAGTCGCAGAAGACCAGTCTAACATTAACAACTTTGTAGGAAAGTTCCTTAACAAAGAAGGTAAAGTAACAGACGCTAAAGGTTATCACAAAGCTTTGTTTATGGCATCTAACGCAGACACTATTATTAATCACTTTTACGAGCAAGGTAAATCAGACGCTACTAAAGATATCATAGGTAAGTCTAAAAATCCAAGCACGCAGCCTAGGCAGGCACAAGAAGGTGAGTTTATTAATGGCTTAAAAGTTCGATCTATAAGCGGTCAAGATTCTTCAAGATTAAAAATAAAAACAAAAAAATTTAACTAAAAAATTATTATTATGGCTTTAACACCACAATTTGGTAGTTTAATCCCTTCGCAGGCGCAAGAGATTTTAAACAGTAACTACCTACAATTTAACAGTAGTGCAGCTGGAGCGCAGAACACAAACACTTTTGCTCAGCAGTATTTACCAGAAATTTACGAACAAGAAGTAGAGCGTTATGGAAACAGAACGTTATCTGGATTCTTAAGAATGGTTGGCGCTGAAATGCCAATGACAAGTGATCAAGTAATTTGGTCTGAACAAAACAGATTACATATATCTTATCAAGGTGTTGCTGTAGCAAATGCTGCTGGTACCACTAGTACTATTACTTTATTTGCAGCTGGAGCTGCTGGATTACAGAATGTTATCTCAATCAATGATACTATTGTATTTTTAAATCCTGCAACAGGAGCTGAAAGTAAAGCGTTAGTAACTGATTCTGGAGCTTACGCTGGATCTGGTCTTGCTGCAACTGATATCGTAGTACAGCCTTTTGATAATGTTCAAATTGGTGCAGCTATTGCAGCAGTTGGATGTAAAGTGTTTGTATATGGTTCTCAATACCAGAAAGGTCAAAGCATGAATGGTGCTTTTGCTGCTGGAGGAGCGAATCAAGGACGTATTTCTGTTGAGCCTCAATTGACTCAATTTTCTAACTCTCCTATTATATTAAGAAGCCAATACGTAGTAAATGGTTCTGATATGGCACAAATTGGATGGGTAGAAGTTGCAACTGAAGACGGAACATCTGGATACTTATGGTACTTAAAAGCAGAGTCTGAAACAAGATTACGTTTTGAAGACTATTTAGAAATGAGTATGGTGGAAGCTGAGTATAATCAAATACCTGCTATCCCTACTACATCTCCAGGATCTGAAGGTTTATTTGCTGCTATTCAAGACAGAGGTAACGTAGAAGTAGGCTTTACAGCTGCTAATGGGTTAGACGAGTTTGACGATATCTTAAAGAACTTAGATACTCAAGGAGCTATTGAAGAGAACATGTTATTCTTACAAAGAGAAACGTCTTTAGATTTTGATGATATGTTAGCTGCAATCTCTGGAGGTGCTCAAGGTGGTACTGCTTATGGATTATTCGAAAACTCTGAAGAAATGGCATTGAACCTAGGGTTCTCTGGATTCAGAAGAGGTTCTTACGATTTCTATAAGACTGACTGGAAATACTTAAACGATGCTTCTACTCGTGGAGGAATCAATGGTATCAACTCTGTTGAAGGAGTATTAGTACCTGCTGGAACGTCTACAGTTTATGATCAAGTATTAGGAACTAACATCAGAAGACCTTTCTTACATGTAAGATATAGAGCTTCTCAATCAGATGATAGAAGAATGAAATCTTGGTTAACTGGTTCTGCCGGTGGTGCTGCAACGTCTACTTTAGATGCTATGGAAGTAAACTTCCTATCTGAAAGATGTTTGATCACCCAAGCTGCTAACAACTTTGTATTATTCAAAGGAGTGTAATCACTAACAAATGTAATTCTTACCCTCGTTGTAACTACGGGGGTAATTATTACCCTTATACGACATTAGCCTCTTACTATATATAAATAAAGAGCTATTGTCACACTTTAAATTATTTAATTATATTATATTATGGCTGCAAAAAAAGCACCAGCAAAGAAAGTTGAGGTTGCTCCTCAGCAA